CTTGACTATAGGCGGCGACTTGAACCTAAGTTTAACGGTGCCATATTCGCTTGGCTTAGGAGGCGGGCTTATCTTAATTGGCCTACCCTCTCCGAGTTTAAAGTATCCGCGAAATTGCGTGTGCCAACTGATTCCTCTCATGGTTCTCCAACCTTTGGATCGGGTCTCGACGATCTCTTCGCCCACCTCGGGTTGGCGGCGGAGATGCAGCAACTTACCTCTCCACGTGCTATACAGGCTCTGATAAGCGAGGCCAACGCCCTAACAGGGCTCCAGGTCCTAGGCTCACGTGCTGCGATTATCACACATAGTCGTACTGGCCCAATGAAGAAGCCCACACCTACGAGAGAATTCATAGGTGATGTTCTGACCGAGACGGGTTCCACGGTAGGTTTGTACTGTAGATCACGTCACGTTCGTGGTATGCCGACCTGGTTAAATGAGGTGCTACGTCCTGTGATCATGTGGTCACAGCTCGGACTCAAACGATGGTATGGTTTCGGGCATGGGTCTGACGAGGTGATGGAGGCTAAATACAAGGCTACATATCGCCGTGCTGAAGCTTTCGGGCCAGTTCAGATAATATCGGACGACGCCTCGAACTTCGACGATACCGTTAGCCTTCGTCATCTCGAGCAGTTAAGAGATGAGTTCTACATCTGGGGCACGCCTACGGAGGAATGGTTGTATAGTGAGGTGTTCGTCACGCCGGTCCTTTCAGGTCCCCTGAAGAAGGACGCGGTCTGTGGCCTTTATGAACGTGCGGGTGGTATCCCTTCCGGACTCATCTCTACAACGTTAGATGATACACTCATCAACATGGCGATTGTAGTTCAATCAATCGCTCCTGCAGCTAAGAAGACCATAGCTGAGGTTCTGAATGCCCTGGACACTGGTGAGCTAGGCCTTTGGGTTCAGGGTGACGATACCCTTATCTTCACGTCCTGGGACGTCGATCGCGACGTCTATGTCAGCACGGCAGCTGCTTATGGATACATACGTAAGGTGGAAGATTTCCCAGTCTTCTTGATGCGTTGGTACGGGCCCAATGGTTCACATAATAGTGCGGTTCGTGCTGCTATGAGGACTACCAGCCGAGAGAGTCGCACACTCGGGCCC